CCCAAATGATAAAAGCGAAAATGCTAATGCACCAGATTACACCGGGCCGATTGGACATCGCCGTGTTGCAGCTTGGCGCAAGCAGAAAGATGACATGAGTTTCATGTCTCTTTCACTCAGCGATAAAAAACAAGGTGGCAATAATGCAGAAACACGTAGCCAGTCAGTGGATGACAACATCCCCTTCTAAGCTACTGACCATCGAAGAGGTGGGGGCGGCGCTGTCCGTCCCCCCTCAAGATGTAAAGAAGCTATGCCGCAAGCACAGTGTGGCAGTGGTCAAGATAGGCCACAAAATTAGAATGACTCCAAAAGACTATGAAGAACTAGTCGGAAAGATGACAACATATTATGGATGAACTAGAAGCGTGGCAGCAGAGAGCAATACAGGCGGAGTCAAAGCTGCGCGAGATTGCATCCATGCCCAATGACTCAATCGGTTGGAAGCAGATGAGAGCAGCGACAGCAATGAAAGCGCTGGAAGAATTAGATATACCAGAAAACATCCTCATCTATATCCGCCAATCAAATGACCCAGACTATCCGGCACAACTATGTGTCCGAGATGACCGACTAGACCCAGCATACAATGTATGGGGCATGTCACCACGAGCGTTACTGAACATGGTTCGCATTGGTGTCGGCCTCATAGCACAGGACAAGTTCTTTGAAAATTAAACTGAACGAAGCAGAAAAAAGACTTTGTAGTTTTGTAGCGCGTTCCCGAAACGCTGCTGCTCGTGAGGTCGCCCCCGAAGACGCACTAAGGGTTTCATCCCAAGACCCTATCTTTGTTGACTACGAAGGTGCGATGGGAGAACTGGCCTTCTCCAAACTGTTAGGTGTCTACCCGACAGAAATCTTCGAGATCTATCACCGCTCCTCCCTCAAGGGTGATGATCCGGGCGACCTCACATTTAACGGCCTAGTCATTGATGTCAAAACAACAATACACAAAACAGGCCGACTCATTTCGTTCAGAAAAAACCCCGCTATCAATATGTTCGTGCTGATAACTGGACGGGATGGGGAGTATGAAATAGCCGGAGGAATGTGGTCAGCAGACCTTTATGCACCCTCAAGATATGGTGTGCCTGTTGGATTATCAAAAGAATGTTACTGCGCTACGCAAGACGAGATGATGACACCAGACCAGCTAATGCAAGCAATCAGTTTTTAGTTATACATCTTGCGCCAAAGCCAAGCACTGAATCGTGAAAGCTTTTGAGAAAAAATAATCATAGCTTGGCTGTTCCAGAACCAGTGATTATAACGTTCATTATAACGTTCCATTAGTGCAATTCCTTTGGCTCTTCATCTTCACCAGTGATGATAGCAAACAGCTGATTAGCTAACTCTTCCGCCTCTTCCATTGTGTCCAACCCTGCAAACTGCAAGGTGATAACAGGAAACCCATCGGTGTCCTCTACAATCGACATCTTAAAATCATACTCGTTCATTGGACTAATCCGTTCTGGTATTGCCTACCATTGAACGTTAGAGCCTGTTTGCGGTTCTGTCCATCGTTCTTGTAAGACACATGAATCCAACCACTGTTAGGTTTGCCGGACTCGTAAAACTCTAAGATGAGTTGATCGAAGTCAAGGTTATCCTGTATCCATTTGGCGACTGTGTAGTTGTCATTGCCAATCACTTCGAAGTCTACCGCCTCACCCTTACAATGCTGGCTGGTGGGCTTGCTGCCTATCTCTTCACACAGGAACTCGCTTCTATAGCCGCTAGAGACTATCACAGGGGCATTGAATTCACTTCTGGTGGGTTCAAGCACGTTCTCGCACAACGCTCTGAGGGCTTCTATGTGGGCTTCTGTGGGGGTGTTATCCAATCCAAGCCGGGTCGCGGTTTGACTCTTGATCATCTCCTGCAAGGTAAAGTTGGGTGAGATTCGCCCTTTGGTGGGGGCTGGTTTACCCGCAGGAGTTACTACTTTTTTCCGCGCATACTCATCAACTTGTTTGCACCCCTCACCCCAAACGAACTCGTCACGGCTATAAACAGGAGATACTGATACCACTGCGGGAGTGTCTCCAACACCGCGAACCCCTCCCGCACGTGTTGGGTTAGCGATGGCACAAAAACCAAGATAGCCGGGAGCGTCAAGACAACCACAAGATACTCGTCTTTCCACGAATCCTTGCTGGCATCAGCCATTTGGGATTCCCAATCAACCTTACCTGTTGCAATCTTCTTTTGAACAGCAGCGTCAGCTTTTGCTTTTTCAACCCGTGCGGTTGATTTAGCTTTGCTTTCCTCTACCTTTCCACTTACCCAGTTACCATCAATACCAGCAACAGCACTCAAGATATTCATTTCTTCAACTCTCTTACTCTAGCAATCGCTTTGCGAATTTGCGTTCCTTCTGACTCATCATCCAGAAAACTGCTCTTGGAAACTGTAGTTCTTTTATGAACTATCTCGCTTACATGACGAACAACAATCCGGCGCAAATCAATAGCAACCATTACAACTATATCAGTGTCATCAGCCGACAGCAATCGTTTGGCCTTTGAGCCTGTAGCTGTTGCAAACTTGTAGGACTTGCCGTGACTGCGGCTGGAGGCTTTTACCTCCACTCTGATAGCATCCCCCATATCATCGAAGACAAGCAAATCAAAACCTTCATGGTTTACCCTTGCTGTCTTGTAAGAGTTATCCTCAAATATGGCTTGCGCTATAAACTCGCCTACTCTGCCGATCTGCACTGCTCTAGGAACAGTTGTAAAGGCCACTTACTTTTCCTTCTCCTCTAACCGATCTAGTTTGTCCAGCCTACGCTGCGTTGTCTGGTTAAAGAAAGCAAAAAGTTGACTTATTTTGGATTCGCTATCTTTCAAGCGTTCATCCATTCTGTCTGTTTTATTTTCAAGATGAGACACGGCACGGCTAAACCACCAAATCATAGCCATTGCTGCCGTTAAAATAGGCCAGTAGGCAAGTAGTGTCTCGCCAAAGTTCATTGCTCTAATCCTGTAAGGCTTTTCTTATTCGGATGCCGAGCAAGAACAAACCGCCAATAGCGATTGCAAGGTTCAACCAGACAGTCAGCCCGGTTGCCCAGACAGGCGCGGTGATTGCCACGCCACTTACAACGTAATCAATCGCCGCGTCGTCGTTCATTTTAACCATCCTTACGTAGATTTAGCGCAAGCTTTTGCACAAAGTCATCAAGTTTTGCCAACCACTCATTGTCTCTGAGGGAGGGGGTTACGTTAGCAATCACCGAGGCGGCTGCTACGATAGCTGTAATATATGTAATCAAAGTTTCCATTAGTCTGCATCCTGTATAGTTAGAGTTCCAGCTTCTACTTGTCGCATGATTTCGTCATACTCTGCATTGCCAGCAATCAACGGAACAAAGTTCTCTACTCCATCAATAACCGCCTTAATGCAATCTGTTGTTGCGCCATCAAAACTAACGTATTGAGCAGATGTTATATTCATATCATTCATCATCATAACTCCGCTTTAAACTCGACCAAAGCATTACTCACATCACAACCTTCGCTAAGTGCGTCACTTCTTCCTGAAGTAAACAAAATCCTTGCTGAAGCACCTGTAGAATTTTGATATGAAGTAAATCCTGTGACTGAATAATCAGCAGAACCATCCGAAGCTGACCCACCGCTTATCCAAGCAATAGTAGGGCCTACCCTCATATCACGAGGGAATGTATATCCAATAATCGGCACTTGCCCTGAGCCACCGCCCCAGCAACCACCGCCAGCAACATAGTTTCGAGAATAATATCGTTTGCACAAATCCAACTCTTCACCAAAGCTGCGATGCTCAAACTCAGTGGCAGTGCTGCCTACTTCGAGTTGAACGCCTGTGATATACCAGTCATTGTTGGTGTTATCTGCGAGATTTACCTGACCCACAGCACGATTAGCGTTAGTGGTTGACTGCCAAGATGTTGCCAATGTGCCAGACGAATAAGTGCTACCAGCCGCTAACCAAAATATAATTCTAAGGGAATGACCGTTATCGTTACCTAGCGTTCCTGTGGTGTCGCCTTCAAATGTGATTGTTTTGTATTCCCAAGTGTTGGCAGCGTTAATTGTATATGACTTGTTTATATTCCGAGCGTTGTCATTATCATCTATCTCAACAATATATGTTCCAGTTTTTGAAGACTTAACCCAAAACGATGCTGTCAAACTTTTAGCAGAAGACGTGCCTTTTTCTAAATGTTGTAAGTCTTGCCCCTCAAAACGCTGTTGCACCATAACAAAATCTCCAGCAGACAAAGAAGCATCTGCTGTTGTGCAATCCAGCTTGTAAGAGTTGGAAAAACCAGTAGGAGCGTCTGTGCTTTGAGATACAGTCCACGTTCCCGCATTTTCAGGTTCAAAAAGATAACGGTCACAAGCAACATAACCAAAACTTGTGACACCAGTTTCACTTGTCCCACGCTGTGCCACCTGCATAGCACCATTGATAACGAGGTTCTTGCGACCCGTAGGCTGG